CGGCGCGGTGACGATCCCCGTGAGCACGGGCAGGCCCGGATCCGGCGTCGCCAGGAGTGACTTGATGAGCGGGCTGGGCGGATGGGCGGGAACGAGATCGCCGTTGCGTCCAATGCGGCGCCAGTCGGCGAGCTTGGCCAGCATGTGGCGCAACCGGTCCTCGGTCAGCGGACGGGCCATTGGCATGCCGTCATCATCCTGAACGACCCAGCTTGGCAGACCCGCGCAGCGGAACAGCCAGGGGATACGGTTGGACTCAAGCAACACCGCCCAGCTGCGCGTGTGCGCGCGTGCCAGATCGCCCTCGTCGGCGCGCAGCTGCGGCAGACGCGCCTGGGGGACGACGAAGCCGACAGGCCGGTTCTGGCCAGCGACATCGGTCGTGGCATCCGAACCCTCCGCGCTCGAGGGAGCGGCGCTGAGCGTCTGCTGGATCGCAGCCGGACCGTCGCGCAGCAGCATGTCGTTGAAGTCCTCCCCCGCGGATGGCGGCACCGCGATCGCCACCTCCCGGCGCTGCTCGCGCAGCCGCCGCGCGGCAGACTCCGCGGCGCGCAGGCCCGCGCCAGAGCTGTCGTTGTCGGCGAGGATCAGGATCCGCCGCGCCTCGGGCGGCAGATCGATCTGCTCGAGGCCGGACGTCGAAAGCGCGGCCCAGACGGCGAGCCCGGGACAGGCGGTCATAACGGCAAGCCCGGTCTCGATGCCCTCGCTTAGCCCGAGCACGCCATCGGCGCCGATCGCGGCCAGCCGCACCGCGCCACCGGCGAGGCGGCCCAGCATCATCTTGGGCTTCGCGATCGGCGCCTTGGTGACGATCTCGTTGTCGGTGGCGAGGTAGGTGCGGTGGAGACCGATCAGCGCACCGTCGCTTGCGCGGACCTGGCCGAGCATCGCGGGGTAGCCGGTCTTGGTCTCCCAGTGGGTCAGGTCGGGGTGGAAGAGCAGATCGCTTGTGTCGGGGATCGCAAGCCCGCGCGAACTGAGATACGCGGCGGCGGGCGTCCCGGCGATGGGCTGCGCTGCGGAGAGGATATGGGCAATCTCCGGGGCTGGATCGCGCTTGGGCTGCGGTGGCGTCGCCGCGGCGAGCCGTGCGGGCGCTCCTGGCGCGACGCCGGCCATCTGCGCTGCCTCTGCGATCAGCGCGCGGCCATGCGCACCCGTGACCTCCTGGATCGCACGGATGGGCCCGCCGCCCTGGTTGCCGTCGAAGTCGATGAAGTCGCCGGCATGAGCGCCCCGCAATTTGATGACGCAGGAGCCGATCTTGCGCGGTGCATCGCCCTTGATGTTCGCCAGCCGCCATTCGTCGCCGGACCGCCGGCCGTTGGGAAAGAGCCGCGGCACCCATGTCTCGGCGCTCTCGCGCAGCCGTTGGACGATCAGGTCGAGATCGAAGCGCTCGCGCTCCACCTGGACGCTTGCGGTGTCGTTGAAGTCAATCAAGCAACACCAGCCCACGCTCCGCGCGCGTGATCGCTGTGTAGAGCCAACGGGCGCGGTCGGCAGCCGTGCGGCCGAGACCATCATCGTAGACGATGACGTTTTCCCACTGTGACCCCTGGGCCTTGTGGCAGGTGATGGCGTAGCCCCAGACGCTTTCGATCAGCCCGCGCAGATCGCGCCAGTCGCGGCGCAGCCGATCACTGTCGAGAGCGACATGGTCGTCGAAATGCCCCTTGTAGATGTTGTGGCGCCCCCGGAGTTCCTCGCCATCCTCGGTCCGCAGCGCGGCGCTGAAGGCAAGCGCGCTTTCGTCTCGGACCTCCGAGAGACTGACGAACATGCCGTTGACGAGCCCGAGATCGTGGCGGTTGCGCAGACAGATCAACTTCTCGCCGCGACCGCTGGGATAGGTCTCGGGGAAGCCGGCTTCATGCTTCATGGCGTTGTTGAGAAAGACGCGTGTCGCGTTGCGCCCGCAGATGACCTGCCCGCCCTTGAGAAGCTGCGCGGGCTGGAGATCGCTGCGTCGCATCTTGGCAACATGGGCGTCATGGTCGCCGTAGGGGATCGGCAGCCCCTGGCGCGCAAGGGTCGCGATCCGGACGATCGCGCTTGCCTCGGCCTGGCGATGCACCTCGGTCAGCATCACGTCCGGGTCGGCATTCGTGAACGCGCCCTCGCCCTTGATCGGTGGCAGCTGGCCAGGATCGCCGAGCACGAGGATGGGTTTGCCGAAGGCGAGCAGGTCGCTCGCCATCTCGGTGCCGACCATGGAGACCTCGTCGAGGACGACCAGATCGGCATCGCGCAGCAGCGACTGCTCGTTGAGAACGAAGCGCGGCTGATGGATGTCAGAAAGCCTGAGCTCGAGGCGCCGGATCCGTGTCTCGCTAAAGGACCGCTCGGCCGGGCCCATGGCGTGGAGGCTGGCGCGCAGTGTGGCGAGTTCGCGGGTGACGCGCTCGATCTCCTCGGGCGTCGCTTCCGAGACGCGGTAGATCAAGCTGTGGATGGTCGAGGCCGGCGTACCCTTGCGGGTCATGACCAGCGCGGCCTTGCCGGTGAAGGCGGCGTAGAGCGCGCCGCCCCGGCCGCCCGCACGATCCATCGGGGCAAGACCCATTGCGGCGATCGCATGACGGCAGATCGTGGTCTTGCCGCTGCCAGCATAGCCGAACAGCCGGAAGATCTGCTGGACGTGCGCGCGGGTCCTGAACCAGTCCTCGATGGCGGCGATAGCCGCACGCTGCTGCGGCGACAGGATGGTCGTCATGACGTCGCTGCCCAGCAGCGCTGCGCATAGGCGCAGAAGCGGCAGAGATAGAAATCCGGAGCACTCGCGATGCGCGGCGGCAACTCGCCCGCGGCCGCGGCGCGCAGGATGTCGACGGCTTTGTCCGAGAGTGCCTGCGCGCTCGCGGGATCGAACGGCACGGCCTCGTGGTAGAGCGCTTGCGTGTCCTTGTTGAGCGCGGTGACCAGCGCCGATCCCAGATCGAGATAGGCCATGTAGAGCTGAACCTGGGCGTAATAGACCGGCTTCGAGATGGCGAGCCCGCGCTTGACGAGGTCGGTCCAGGATTTGGCGCCCAGCGCCTTGTGCTCCCAGAGCGCGGGCCAGACGACTCCGATCTCCGGTCCGCGGACGATCACGCCGTCGATATGCCCGCGCAGCCTGCCGCCGGCGGTCTGGAATCCGAACTGGCCGCCGCTGGCGCGCTCGGTACGCAGGTCGAAGCCAGCCTCGCGCAGCCATTTGATGGACAGCGTCTCGAATTGGTGGCCGGCATCGAAAATGCGCAAGATCGCGCCGTCGAACCCTTTGTCCGGATCCTTGGGCGTATTCGTGTATTCGTAGACGAGCTTGCGCGCGCAGGGTTCGCCGATGCGGCTGGCGCCCAGATACTCGCGCGGCGGCTGGCCGCGATTGCGCGCGACCAGTGCCGCATCGATGCGCGTGTTGATGCGATCGCTGATGCTGGGCGCATCGCCGTCGCCGCCGCCATAGATCGCGCCCGAGCCGTGATTGAGATCCAGCATCACGAGGCACGCCTCAAAACGGCACGGCGTCGGCGCGTGCGTCGCGCGCCGCGACCTGGCGCTGCATGGAGGCCTGAAAGCCATCGATGCAGGCCTCGATGATCCGGTCGATCTCCGCCGGGCTGCGGTCATGGAACGGGGCCATGAGCCCGAGATCCACCAGGGTCTCGGCAAGCATCCGGCGCGCGTCCTTGATGGCGCGGGCCTCCATCTCGGTCTTGTCGATCATCCCGTCACTCCCATGGGCGAGCGTCGATCCGGCTGTCAGGCAGCCCATCGAGCAGAAGCGGTAATGTGGAAAGCCGCCCCAGCGCAGCTGGTGCACGTAGCCGAAGCCCCTGGCCTCGCGGCCGCAGAGCGCGCACTGCGCTACGCGAGCAAGACCCGGGTCAGGTCCTCGGGGCCGTGGGGCTGCGCACGAGCCCGCTGGGAGGCCAGGACGATGAAGCGCGAGAGCGCGCTCGTCGCCATGGCCTCCAGCTCCGGCAGCGTGAGCACGGCGATGGGCTGATGCAGCCTTCCGCGTCCTTCGAGCCATGTGCCCATCGCCCTCGCGGCCTCGCGCGTCGCGTAGGCCTGCCAGGCATCCGCGCTCAGCCGTTCAGCCATGAAGGCCCGGCGAGCGCTGGCTTGGCGGCGGGCGCCACCGCGGCCTGGGGCGTCGGCCGGCTCCAAGCCGGTGCGGGGCTCAGGGGTGCGTGGCTCACGGGTACCGGGGTGGGCGTTTGCTTGGCAGCCCCCTGCCCCCAGGCCGGCTGCGGCGCGGGCGCCGATGCCGCGATCTTGGGCCGTGGGCGCGTGCTCGGGCTCGGCGCCAGGACCTCGCCATCCATCACCTTGCGCCACTCGGGCTCGCTCGGCACCACCACGCGGTCGAGCTTGTTGCTGGGCGCGTAGCGCGGATCGTCGCTGGCCTCGACCTTGATCTTGGCCACGAAGGTGATGCCGTTGAGATCGCCGAGCCCGCGCAGGATGCGCTTGGCCTTGGTGGCCTCGCTCATGTCGTGCGGGTCGAGACCCAGTGCGCTGTCGATCATTGCGCGCAAAATCGACTTCGAGATCTTCCAGCCGATCGACTGTCCCTGCTCGTCGAGCTTGCCGCCGGCGACGGTGAACATCTGCCAAAACTTGCGCCGCGCCTGCGGGCCCTCGACGAGCGTGAACTCGGCGTCGAGCATCAGCACGTCGCTGCCGGGCGCGGCCGAGGCCTTGAGCAGGCCGCGATCGATCTCGCCCTGGCCATCGGTGCCGCCGGGGCGCAGCGTCATGGTCACCTTGGCGAAGGTACCGTCGGGTATCAGCTCGCCACTCTTCTGTGGCTCGGCATCGTTCATGTCGAAGCTCATGGTCGTCATCCTTTCGTGGGGGAATTGATCTTCGAGAGCAGAGCGCCGAGATCCGGCGGCTCGGTGATATCGAGGCGGCCGCTGCGATCCTTGGCGGGCAGCGCAAAGGGATTGCCGGCACGGCAGACCAGGCGGCGGACATCGCCGCGCTCGGGCTCATGGCGCCAGCCATCGCCCTCGGGGGCGAACAGGCCCATGGTGATGACCTGGTCGACGATGCCCGGCAGCTCGCGCCCGGCCTTGCCGCCTTCCATCTGCGGCTGCCAGGTCGAGCGGTTGAACTCGTCGGTCACCCGCTCGAGGATGCCGACGAAGATCACGGTCTTCGCCTGCGCGTGCTGGAGATGCTTGAGCAGACCGATCAGCTCGCGCGCCAGCAGCCCGTAGGCGCCGCGGGTGTCGGGCTTGCCGGTCTTGTCCGAGAAGGCCTCGGGCCGCGTCTTCGCCCACGCCATGGCCTGGCGCGTCAGGTCCGTGATCGAGTCCACGAAGATGATGCGCTTGCTTGCGATCATCTCGACCAGATCGGGATAGGCCTGGCTCAGATGCTGGTAGTGGCCTTCGGAGAAGAAGCTGCTGGGATCGGCGGCAGGGTTGATGCCGCCGATCAGGCAGCCGATGTCGAGGGCATCGGCGAAGGTCCGCACGGGGATGCTGTCGCCGGGCCAATCCTGGACCGACTTCATGCCCGCCTCGAGGTCGATGCAGAGCGTCTCGGCCGGCGGCAAGGTCCTGAGCAGCGAGGTCTTGCCCACGCCGCTCGGCCCGAAGATCGCCATGGTGGTCTTGGCGCCCGCGGCCGAGAGCCGCTCACCGGCGCTGACGATGCGCAGTGCCATCACAGTTCTCCCGCGTTGAGCGCCGGGCCGCCAAGGCTCAACCGGAAGCTGGGCTTGCCCGTGCGCAGCGTGCGCGCCGGCTCGAAGGCCTGGCGGATCGTCTCGGGCCAGGCGGTGTATTTGCGCTCGGGCACCTTGATGCTGATCTCGACATAGGCGCGCGGGTCCTCGCCCGCGGCGCGGATGCGCTCGACGATCTCGCCGATGCGGCCCTGGTCCCAGTCGACCTTCTTGGGCAGGTCGGCGACGACCGTGACCGGGCCGTCCTCGAAGCGGATGGTGCCGGTATCCTTGTCCTGGGCGCGGCGCAGCGCCTGGGCGCGCTCGGCATAGCGCCGGGCGATCGCGCCATCGATCCAGTCCTTGAGGGTCTTGCTCGCCTCCAGGGCCGCGGCGGCGTCTTCCTGCAGCATCGCGAGATGCTCGGCCGGCAGCGCCATCACGGCGCCTACGGGCATGGCGCGCACGTCGTCGAGACGCGGGCGGTTGGGGATCGTGTTCATCAGGCAGCCTCCATCAGAAGTTCGGTGACCGGCATCGCCAGGGGCTCTGGACGGGCGCGGGCGATTGCGAGGTAGGAAAACGCGTCGGGGCCATGCCGACGCTGGAGCAGGTGGACGAGGCCGCGCTCTGCGGCGCGCCAGGCGCAACGCGCCGTCAAGCCCAGCCGATCGCGGGCATGCGGCGACAGCGGGCTCGTGGCCGGGGCGACATCGAGGGCAAGGAAGCCGTGGTGGTAGGTCAGCACCTCGCCCGGGCGTGCCTGGCCGAGCCAGCCCAGGAAGCCGATCTCGTCGAGCACGGTCGGGTCGAGGGACACGAGCGCGGTCATGGCCGCGTCCCCATGCGGTCGGCGCCGGCATCGCTGGACAACCCGTTACGCTCGAAGGCCTCGACATCCTCGAGCCGGTAGAGCACCCGCCCGCCGACCTTGAGATGACGCGGGCCTTTGCGCTCCCAGCGCCAGCGCTCCAGCGTACGCGGGCTCAATGACCAGCGCCGGCTGAGTTGGATCTGGTTAAGATGATTGGTGAGCCGTTCGGTCATCGGGGTCTCCTATTGGGACGCCGATCCGCTGCCTCGGCCTCCAATTGCTCGATATGCCTGAGGACCTTGTCGGCCGTGGCCAGCGTCGGCGACCGGCCTCGGCGCAGGTTGAGGACGAAGGAGCCGTCGCCGACGGCTGCGCGCCCGAATTCCGAGGGTTTTGTTCCCGTAGCCGCCAGGAAGGCCTCGACGCGGCTCAAGAACTGTTCGCTAATCGTTCTCGTCATGCTCCTAATCAAATCGATAGGAGCTTATTGCGTCAACGAAAAGAGATTGGTAATTTCCTACGTTCGACGAATCAAGGACTTGGACCCAAAATGATCCTCGACCCGATACGCCTCCGGCTGCTCAAGCTGATCGACACGCGCGACAGCGACCTCAAAAAGGTCTCGCTCGCGATCGGCAAGAATGCCGCCTATGTCCACCAATTCATCTACCGCGGCACGCCCAAGGTCCTGCCCGAGGACGTGCGTCAGTCGCTCGCCAAGTACCTGGAGATCGACGAGACCGAGCTGCGCCATGCCGAAGTGCCGCCGCGTAAGCCGCGCAGCGACACAGAGCCCGAAATCCCCGACGGTCCGCGCCGGCGGCGCGCGCGGCCCCTCGTCGATGGCTTCGCCGCCGTCTCGGAGATCGACGTGCGCGCCTCGGCGGGCCCGGGCGCGATCAACGACGGCATCGAGGAGGCGCGCGCGACCTGGCTCTTCCCCGAGGCGGTCGTGCGCCACGAATTCCGCGCCGCACCCAGCGACCTGCACATCGTGACCATCGACGGCGATTCGATGGAGCCGCTTCTATCCACCGGCGACCGCATCCTCATCGATTCGAGCCAGCGCGTCCCCGTCCCGCCCGGCATCTTCGTCATCTGGGACGGCATGGGCATCGTCGCCAAGCGCGTCGAGCACGTGCCCAATTCCGAGCCGCCCAAGGTCGTCATCAAGTCGATCAACCCCGAGTACCAGACCTACGAGCGCGACGCCGAGGAGGTGAACATCATCGGCCGCGTGATCTGGGCGGCGAAGAGGTTGTGAGGGGCTGGGCATCGGCGTGGCACCGAGCGCGTTACACCTGAGACCGATTTCCACTGCATCGATTCTATGGAGCGAGGCTGAAGCCTTCCT